CTTAGGAGAAGAGGATACCGTAAAATTACTAGAAACTGCGATTAAAACCGTAAAAGAGGGTAAACATTCTCATATTTTAAATACAATACCCAAAAATCAATTAAATTAATCGCAGAAAACAGTCATTTTTTTTATTTTTTCGCAGTTTTTGGGGGTTTTTAAACTTTCGGGCATTTTCGCAGAAAACAAGGGTTTTTAACGCCCGAAATACCTTGCAATTTGCTTCTTTTTAGTGTATAGTATAAGAATAATAACAAAAAGGAAAAAATTATGACAAAAGAAATAGATATTAAAATTACGACTTCACCAGTTACAGATTTTGCAGATTTACACAATAAAGTTGATAGTTTACTTGCAGAATGTAATATTAAAATGACTTCTTTAATAGAAGAATATAATACATTACTTCAAGAAAATGATAAACTTGATACACATATCAATGAAGTTAATACTGTTGATTTAGATAGTAAATTTACAGAATTAACTGATTACATTACTGACTACTCACAATAAAAAACGAAAGATATACATTATGAAAAATTTAACTGAACAACAAAGAAAAGATAGAATGAAAACTATCATTGAAAATGAAGGTTGGGGTGAACACAACCATGAATTGAGAAGTATGGGTGAAGCGCCTGTATCAAAATCTGCTTATCTTACTAAACAAAAAAAACAAGCAGATTTATTTAATATGTTTTACAAAGGAGACAAATAATATGTCAAAAACTAAAAACTACTACTGGGATCAAGCAACTAAATTCTTAGAAGCTATCCAAACTGATATCGAACAAGGTATCTTAACTAACGATCAGGCGATTGCAAAAATGCAAAATACTGATGAAATGTTATCTCTTGAAGGTATCAATTCAAAACAAGATGCTGAAGAATTTGTATATTCTATCGGCGGACTAAATCTTAAACAAGTTTAATTGAAAGGAAACTATATTATGGAAAAATTTGAAATTATGAAATCTATCTTTGCTGTGACTCAAAGTATGCCGACTAACGGTAGAGGTAATGCTATTAACAGAATTAGATTATTAAATATAATTGATAAACTATACGAAACTGATAGAATTGATGTTGTATTTAAAAAAGAGTCTTATGGTTCTCACAATCTTAAACACAAACGCCTGACAAATAAAGAAGGCGTTAGTCAGTTGATTGAAAGTGAAACTATATTGAGAGCTCAAGTATGTTAATTAAAGTGGGCGAAGAAGTTACTGTTGGGATGAATTTCAACAGTAAGATAAGGCAAGGAAATATAACTGATATTTCGATTGCAACAAAACCGGGTGACCCTGCAGGAGAGCAAGGCACACAAGTGAATGAATATGATACTGATTTAAAATACAATGGTTCAATTTCATTTACAAACAATAGTGGTCAATATTGGGCATATTTATCACAAATAATAGGAGACTAACATTATGACAGGCGATGAAAAATTTATTACGGCAATACTAACTCAAGCAGTAGAGGATGCTTCGTATGAAGGTACTAGAAAAAGGTACATAAAACACAAAGTAAAAGCAATCGATTGGATTGTAAAATACGATCCACAGTATCAAGAGTACTGTAAGATGATAGGTCTTGACCCATCTACGATACGAAACAAAATATTAAAAAATGTTAATATGACATTAACAAAAAAACAAAACAAACAAATCGAAAGGAATATATGACATTAAAAACTCACCACATAGACTACAAATTTAACGAAGGCCAAATAATGCAAGAGATAGAGCAATATGTTGATAAGACTTACACATCACATTATGCTCAAGATGTAACTAGACAAGCCACAGAAACTATCATTGACCAAGGTCATGGTACAGGTTTCTGTATGGGCAACATACTAAAGTATGCTCAACGATATGGCAAGAAAGATGGTCATAATAAGAATGACTTATTAAAAGTAATACACTATGCTATAATACAATTATCGCAAGACCACTATTAATCTGAACTCTGGCTCTGGAGTGGTCTCGGAGGAACGTACATAGGGTACTTATAAGAATAGAGAATTATATATGTAGTAGTTATTCCTCTTCGGATACACTAGGTACTTCTTTTCTTTGTAAGTGCCACCCATATCTATTTGACCAAACAGCATTTATATTTTCTTCTATCTTTTCAGGTATGTCTAATAGCTTGACTTCTTCTTTATCATCCATATAATTATTTATTTAAAAATTTTACATGCTTGACATTTGAAATTTACAACTTGTAAACAATTGTAATACTATGTTTGTAAATCAGTAAATTTTGTATGTGTAAGTTATGTGTAAGAAATGTGTAAGCATTTAAGTATCTGTTTTTTGCATAATGACTAGTTGATATTACTGTGTTAAACACATAGACTTTTTTAATAAATATTTGTATGAAAGGACACAAATTATGTTACGATATTTTAAAAAAATCTCCCATCTTATTAGCACTAACTTTTATTTTTCTGATAACACTTACGACCACGTTAATCCAGACCTCGTCAGGTACTATAAAACTGAATACGGTAATGACTGGAAGGCTGCCATTGAATACGATCAATATAAAAAAGGATTAAATAATGAAAAAACTGTTTAGTATTTTTATGAGATTGTTTGAATCAGACCAACAAAGAATAGAACGATATCTTTCTCGATCCCAAGACCTTGCTGATCTAGAGAATAGAATGAAAGAGTTGGACAGAACACGCTTTAGCGATAACTTTTACTTATAAAAAAAGGGCGATTTAAAACCGCCCCTCTTATTTAATTTAAAATTTTTAGAAGCTATATTTAGCACCAAGAGAAAAAGACTGAGTATCAGTCCCAGAATCAAGGTCACTTATTTGCCCCTCACCATATACAGTTAGACTAGATACGATTTCTTTAGCAACGCCAGCAGTATAATATACTCCTGTTGATTCTAAGTCTTGATATCCTACTGTTAAGATATTTATTCCTGCTGTTATTTCAACACCAGTAATATCCGTTGCAGCGTCTTTGATTGTATAAGAAGTTCCTATTGTTACTGGACCAACACTTGTTGTTGAACCTGCACCCCAATAAGATATATCGCTATTTACATCATCAGCATATCCTATAGATATATCACTACCAAATAGAGTAGCAGATATTGTACCTTCAAACTCATCAAATGCATCTGTGTTACTAGATGACCCATCAGCAATTGCTAATGTATCAAGAGTAAGACCTGATGCCGTTGTAGAGAATGAAAGAGATTGTGATGAACGAGCAGCATAACTTTGGTCAGCATTCGATCCATATACATTAAAGATGTTAGTTTTACCACCAACATTATCCGTAAATGGATGTGATTGACGACCTACAGCAACTTTGCTTGTATCGAAAGATAGACCAACATAAGATAGTCTATTAGTTAATGAATTAGTTGTAGCGTCCGTATCTAATCCTAATTCGAGTTTAGCAAAAGCACCTATCGAAGAACCTTCAACTGATGGTTCAGAAAAATCTAAACCAAGTTTTGAGCCGTTATCTTCGAGTTTGTTATATGCAACGCCTGATGTATTTTCATCATGGCTGTACTTATAATTAAAAGCACCGTAAGGTGTAATTTCGGCAGCACAAATTGCTGACGAAAAAAGTACTACGCTAGTGATAGCTAGTATTTTCTTTATCATTGTATCTCCTTTTCTTTAAAGAATATTAATATAGAGGTTTTCAATTTGATATCTCAAACTTCGCATAATATATGCTACTATTTATATTGATTAGAAATTGTTATCTACCCATTTGTTGAAAGAATAGATTGTATAGAGAGGTATAAAGGTAAGTAATAAGAACCAGAGAAGTAACTCCATTAGTTATTCACAGGTGCATTGGCACGCCATTGATAACAAGACCAGTATCTTGCACTTGTTTTATCTTTTGCTGTATCACATCTATGTCTTGCACGGAATGATTTTCTTCGTGCTGGGTTATCTCTCTTAATCGATAAGCCTGTTGTATCGCCAAACGATACCTTTACGATATTACCTTTAGGGTTCTTCACATACACATAAAACTTTTTACTACCACCTCGTATCGGGTCATTCAGTTTAACCTTCTTACCTTGATACTCCGCTTCGGTGATCACCAAATCTTTATAGGTCTCCTCGCATAAACAATCAATGTTTTCGACTTCGTTGAATTTTAACATATAACTATTTATACACCTTCGAGACCTTTAAAGATTTTTGGAAAGATTTTTTAGATAAGCTCAGGATCACAAAAAGCAAAGGTCTTACCACAATACTCACATGATACCTGATTCGTCTTGTAAGGTATCAGATAATACACAAGAGGATGCTCCTCGACAGGACTATTGAGTAGTTGGTTACCATCACATGACACCTCCCTTGTATAAGTGATTGCTGTGTTCGTATAGACACTCTCACGCCTTTGTTGATATATGTTCTCCATTATCCTGTACCTGAGTTTATGTCAGTTCTTCGTACTGCATATTGAATCTTTGTCTTACGAGCTTTACGTTTCTTCTTATCAGAACGCTTCTGCTCATGTATCATACTATCTACGAGTTTCTTTGCTCGTTTCTTTTCTGATACGCTGAACAACTCTAATTGCTCATGTACTGTCGATACCATTCTATCTGACAGTTTAAGCTTCTGTTTCTTCAGGTCTGTGATAAGTGATTGATTGGGATGATGTTCTTTTTCAAGTGTGAGAATCCTATTGTCTAGGTTTCTATGTAGAGTAGTGTAAGAGTTTTTCATGTCTTTTTTCCTCCGAGAAAATTTTTGATATCTTTTCTAAACCAGATGTGCTAGTTTAGGGTGTCGTCATTGATATTTATTCTCTTGAAGATTTATATATGTAGTATGTTAACGAAGAAAAAAGTAATAGAGAAGCCCGAATACAACTGTTGCATCTAGACATAGCGACCATACAATGTATGCACGGAACATCCATTTAGATAAGTTCTTCAGATGATACTTCATTTTCGTATCTCTTTGTATGTGAGTACCATTAAGGCCGTTGTGCCTACTATGAGTACAATGAGAAATAGATACGATAGAACTATGTTTGGTAGTAGGTAGAGGATGCTACAAATTGCGATTAGAACTCCACAAATTCCAAAAATAAAATAAATTGTGTTTAACATGGGAACCCCTTTGAGTTATTTATACAGTAGTTATCTATGCCCGAACAGATCCCTTATGTACTCTAACAAGTCATGCTCAGAAAGCGACCCCCTAGTTTAGTTAAGGTTTCTAGGATATCCTAGGAGCCTAGGCTTAGTTGAGATTTATCTTATCGCCTGTCTTAGTATTAATGCCTTGTACTATCTCATCCCATGTACCAGATATCTCAGCGTCAAAACTCTGTGCCTTCATCTTAATCTGTTGTGCAGCCTCCATGCGAATATTAACTGCTGACTTCATGTTAATGTTGCCACTACTTGTTACTACATTGACATCGCCTTCGTTGACTTGTATGTTTAGATTGGCGCCTTGTCCTACTTCGATTGTATAGTTGTTCTTAAACTCTTTGTTGCCTTCTGCATTAACGAACACTCGAACCCCTCCATCAGTAGTCGTACTGTGGTTGCCTTTGATATGGGCGAAGTGGTCGCCGGTCACCAGGTCATAGTTATCCTTCTTGACCCTCGTTATCTTTGTGCCATCATCCAGTATCTCATATGATGAGCCGCTGGCGTGGCGTTCATGGATACGCTTGGCGTTTACAGTATCATCATACTCTCGTATATGCCCACCCTCGGTCTCCAGTACATGGTTGTGTGGGTACTTGGTGTTGTAGTCTGTGGTAGGTTCTGAGAAGTTTGTGCCGTCATCAGCAGGTACTGTGAGAGGTGCACCAAGGTTTGCTCGTGCAACATCTACTGTATTAAAGTCTGCACGGCCTATGTTCTCCTCTATGTCCGCCTTACGAAGTGTCAAGGTACTGTGAGGGTTGTCGGTGTCATTGACTGCCAAGCGATTAACATCCGTTTCAGTATACTTAGGGTAGTTGCCGTTCAGGCGGTCTTGAAACCCTTTGTCAGAATCCTTTGTAGGTAGGTTGCTCGGCACACCAGGCAAAGTCCCCATGATGATAGGTTGTTGTGCATCTCCACCATCTTGAAAGAATCCCACCACCCATGTGCCTTCGACTACACCTAATGGTGTC